AACAAGCACAGACAACTCGTTAAATAGCCAAACTGGTGCTTTAGTAGTAAGCGGCGGCGCTTCTATTAACAAAGTATTAAATCTAGGCGATGACCTCAACATAACCGGACAGATATATGTAGATTATAGTGGATCAGGTATAATACCAGTAAACAACGGCATAACAAATTTAGGTTATGAAGATGTTGTTACTCCAGCTAATAATAAAAAATTTAATATAGTTCATGCTAATACATTCAAAGGAAATCTCGAAGGAAGTATAATAGGTGATGTAACAGGTAATATATCTGGAAGTGCTGCTAAACTAACTTCTAGTACTATTTTTAAGATAGCAGGCGACATTGCTAGTAACGAAGTTAGCTTTGACGGAATACCTCCTGTAAATGTTGATCCTAATTTAAACGGAAAAGTAGTACTTACATCAACAATATCACCTGATTTCATACACAATAAAGATCAAATAAGCGATAACGAAGACGTTGACGAATTTTTAATATATCGTCCAGGAACCGGTGTTCGCAAAATATTAAGAAGAGACTTCTTTGCAGACGTAGCATTGGTTCCAGTCGGTACAATAATGCCGTATGCAGGAGAATCAACTGCAGTTCCTACAAACTATCTTCTTTGTGATGGTAGCGAAAAACCTATAGGAACCTATCCAGATCTGTATGCTGTTATTAAAAACTTATACAATGGTGCCCAAGCTTTAGTTGGTGCTCCAAATACCACATTTAGATTACCCGACTTAAGAGGGAGATTCCCTCTAGGTAAAGATAATATGGATAATGGCGATAAGGTTTATGATAATACCGGAAGCCAAGTTGATAGTGGCGGCGGCGCAGCAAATAGAGTCATAGATGCTACAGGTTCTATTTTGGGCAACTCTGCAGGTAATGAAGAAGTAGCATTAGATGTTACTAACTTACCTCAACATACACACGATCTCAAAGGTGATCAAGGTACTCAATTCTATGCTATGCGTAACAGTTCAGCTGTTAGTGATACAAATGTTAGTTCTGGAAACGGACCAACATCGGCAGGTATGGGTCAGTATTTACCAACCACTGGTAATGTTTCTTCTATAGGTAATGTACCCGCAGATATAAACATTATGAATCCATATTTGACAATTAATTACATTATCTATGCAGGAAGGAAAATTTAATGGCATACGTCATCAATAAAGCAGACGGTACAGTCCTTACTACCTTAATAGATGGAACAACTGATACTACTACTGATCTAACATTAATTGGAAAAAACTATTCCGGATTTGGATTAGCGATAAATCAAGATCTAGTTAAATTGTTAGAAAACTTTGCTAATGCAACACCGCCTAGTAAACCTATAACTGGACAGCTTTGGTATGATAAGTTTGAAAATAGATTAAAAGTATATGATGGTGCATGGAAAGCAGCAGGAGGTACTATTGTACAGGGGTACGAACCTCTGAGTTTTACTACAGGTGATCTTTGGGTCGATAGTGAAGAAAACCAATTATGGTTCTTTGATGGCAGCGATCTTGTTTTAGCAGGTCCAAATTGGAAAAAAAGCCAAGGTAAAACAGGAACTATAGCAGAAACAGTTTTTGATATCAAAGGCAACGAAAGACACATACTAAATCTTTATGTTAATGATACTCGTATGGGAATATTTTCTTCAGAATTATTCACACCAAAAGATCCAATAACAGGATTTACTAGTTTATTAAAAGGTTTTAATAAGAATAGTCAAGTTGATTTCTTATTCAATGCGACGATGACTAATTCTCAAACTTTACAAAATTTATCAGCAGCGCAATTTATGCGTAGCGATATTTCAACTGGTACTACCGGTGCATTATCTGTACAAAACGATAGTGGTATAACTTTAGGTTCAAATCAAGCAGCTACACTATATCTATCTAGTTCAAATCTAGTAGTTCAAAACTCAGTAAGAAATGCAAATATATCTCTAAAGATCAGTAAAACTGCCGGAACTGAAGATGCTATATTTGTTGATGGCACACGAGATCGAGTGGGAATTTTTACAGGTTCGCCGACTGCTACTCTTGATGTTAACGGGGATGTTAGCATTTCTGGAAATCTAACAGTAATTGGTGCTTCTACTACGATCAATACAACATCAATGACGATCGAAGATAAGAATATTGAAATCGGAGCAGTAACGGCATTAACAAATATTTCTGGAACTATTACTGGGTCCGGAACAACTACTACTGTTACTGGAATCGTGTCGACTGCACAGATGATTCCAGGACAGGTATTGTATCAAGCTAGCGGTACCGGAACGATGGGAAATAATACTAAGATCTATACTGTTACAGTTTGACTCAGATTACTATAGTGAGTGATACAGCAAATTTTGCAGGAACTGCTATTTTTAGTGTTGGCGGGGCAACTGATGTTACAGCAGACAGTGCAGGTATCACTATAAAAGGAACTACAGATAAAACTATAACATATAACAATACTTCAGTTGCATTTGATATTTCAGAAAATATAAATTTAGCTGCTGGAAAAGTATTAAGAATTGGTAATGTTGATGTTATATCTAGTACTGCGTTAAGTGCATCTATTACAAGTGCATCTGGTATAACACGAGTTGGCAATTTAGATTTTGTATTATCGGGAGATATTTCGGTCGCAGATAACACTAATACTAATAGAATTAGCACCACTAAAACTAATCAAGACCTTGAACTAGATCCAAACGGTACAGGTAATGTTGCGTTAATTGGTAGTCCAAAAATTACAGGTTTAGGTGCGCCAACAAGTAGCCAAGATGCTACTACAAAAACATATGTTGATACTAACATTAAACAAGTACCGCTATCGATAACATTTGTTGACAATAGCGGTATATCAGTTAATGCTAAGATCGTTTCTTTACTTACAGACATAGCTACCCCTGCTAATTTTGTAGATGGCAAGGAAGCATATGTACACGTTCAACGTATAGATTTTGTTGCACAAACGATCACACGATCGTTGAAAAAATTCGTCATCGCTAGTGGAGCATGGATATTCACTTCAGACTTAGCTAGCAGTATATGATAAATATCTTTAATATTATGATTTAGGAGCCCCTAGTATGCCATATCAAATTAATCGTTTTAACGGAGTTCAGCTGGTAACTCTCGAGGATGGTACCCTCGATCAAACCACAGATCTTAAACTAGTCGGCAAAAACTATGCCGGATATGGTGAGGTTCAAAACGAAAATTACGTCTTCTTGTTAGAAAGTTTCTCGAATACAACTGCACCACCAAAGCCACTAAGTGGTCAGGTTTGGTACGATTCAGGTACTAAGAAATTAAAATTCTATGATGCGAGCAAATGGCGCACAACAGGGGGTGCTGAAATAGGTCCAACTGCTCCGACTGGGCTTACTACTGGTGATTTTTGGTTTAATACTACAACTAATCAGCTGTATGCATGGAATGGTATTTCTGCAGCAGGTATTGCTAACCAAAACAATGCAGGATTTGTGCTAGTAGGTCCACAAGCAGTATCGGGACCAGGTACTACAGAACTGCTTAGTAGAACAGTTAACGATCAAACTGGTACACCTCATGATATCATACAAGCATTAGTAAGTGGTGATACTATCTTTATCATTAGTACTGATAGTTTTACACTAGACGGTACAACAAATGCGATTACTGGATTTTCGATTATTAATTCGGGAATTACACTTGTAAACAGTGCAACAGGATCAACTACTACTGCCCATAGACTATTTGGAACTGCTTCAGATACAGATAAACTAGGCGGATATACAGCTAACAGTTATGTTTTAAAGACTGCTCCGTATTTTTCAGTATTAGCTACGTTTGCTGATGCAGGTTTTACTGTAGGTAATGACGGTGATATCGCTGTATATGTTGATGGTGGTACTACTGCAACTATTAAAAATACACAAAATAATTCATTAACTTTTAAAGTTGTAGATGGTGTAACAGAACGAACACCGCTAAAACTAGTAAGTCAGACTGTTGTATAACTGATACTATCGATCTTGGAACTCAAACATTAGAATGGAATAATATTTGGGGTAAAACATTCCACGGTACTGATTTTTATGGTGGTACTTTCCACGGTACATTTATTGGTGGATCAGACAAAGCTGATACATTATTGTTTAATGCAGGCTATCGCTCAGCTGACAATACTAACGTAGGGAACACAATAGTTGCCCGCGATGTTAATGGTAGTTTTGCAGCTAACATTGTTACGGCAACAGCAACACAGGCACGTTATGCTGACTTGGCAGAAAAATACGAAGCTGATGCTACTTATGAACCAGGAACTGTAGTTATATTTGGCGGTGAAAAAGAAATAACAGTAACAACTATTGCAGCAGATTCTCGTGTAGCAGGTGTAATTTCAACAGATCCTGCTTACATAATGAACAGTAACTTAGCAAATGGTGCATTGGTTGCGTTAAGAGGAAAAATTCCTTGTAAGGTTATTGGAGTTGTAAATAAAGGAGATATTTTAGTTTCTTCAAGTACTCCAGGATATGCAGAAGCTATATCAAATAATTTAGAACGTGGTCCGGCACATCCGATAATTTTTGCTGCTGCGATTATTGGAAAGAGTTTAGAAAATAAAACAGACCCAGGACAGGGCACAATTATGGTTGTAGTATAATGGCAATAAATCAGATCAAGGATATGTATTAAAATGGCAGCATCAATCGGATCATTAATATCCCCAACTGATTATAATGCATTACAAGCTCGTATTGCTACCATTATGGGTGTTGGTTCAGGATCTTCTGGATATAATCAAACTGTATTAAGTAGTCCAGTTTCACAGAACTTAATTATCTATGCATCACAATGGGCCAATCTAAAAGGTGATATGGTTAAAGCAGCGATCCACCAAGGTACGCATACAACAAACGCGATTAAATCAGTAATTGGTGCTAGATTTGTAGGAACAATAACAGGTAATGTTTTAACAGTTAATTCTATCAGTAGCGGTTCAGGAAATTTAATTAACGGATTAGAAATATACGGAGATGGTATTATTAATGGAACAACTATTAGTTCTCAATTAACCGGAAACGCAGGAGAAATAGGAACATATCAATTAAGTGTTACATATACTTCACCTGTTGCGCCTCCTTACATTTCTGTAGGTACTTATATAACATCCGGAGATACTGTACAAGCATCTCACGTTGATATATTCACAGCAGCAATGGATGTAATCGAAGTTAACAAATACTCACTAGGGCCGGATCAGTACAGTGATGAATCTCTGTATGACACTGGTGGTAATAGTATAAGTCAAACCCGCAACAGTGCCTGGTCTACCCAAGTTAAACATGCATTTACTGTAGATTTTGGTACAGCTGATAAGGCGAGAGCGTTCTTTAACTCGGGAAGTTCTATAAGATTCACATCAGCAAGAGCTGAGGGTGCTACGACAACCCAAAATACCAATTGGACTGACATGTTAAATTCAATAGGATCAGTAATTTTTAATTACAATGGTGCAACAGCATCATCAGGAACTTCTACAGGTATTGGATTTAGTGGAATTACTACTACTCCTCAACAGGTATTTGTAAAGACTGGTAGTGGTAATTATAGTATGAATGATTACAGCATAGAAATGAGTTGTGATGTTGCAGATAATACTAGTGGCGGTGCTCGTTACTTGTTTATAACTGCATATTTTAGAGATGGACACACTAACTTCTATGGCGATTCTGTTAGCGGAACACTGACTCATACTGTTAATATTCGCAGAGCAACAGGTGGCAATGTTCTAGTGGCTTCTCCAGTTGCTACAAATACGACTCTATTAACGGCATCGTAATCTTGAATCTTATATCCATAATCGTGTAAATACTATTAGTTATATAGGATAAAAAGATCGTGACAATAGCCTCAGTATCAGCAGCAGATAAAGTTTCAAAAACTAAATTTAATGAAATTCAGTCGTTGGTTGCAAATATTATTAGCACAGGGTCGAGCAATTATGGGTATGGTAATGCTATCAGTAGCTCACAAAAAAGTCAAGGCGATAAAATTAAAATTGATGATTGGGCAAATCTAAGTTTAGATCTATACAAAGCTGCATATCATCAAGGTTCTACTATAGCTCCTACGGCGATAGATGCTGATACAAAAATATCAACAACCATTGTTAACACCTACATCTCAGCAGCAAACACGATCGATACAAATAGATTTCTCATAGCAGAGTATTCAGATGAATCATTATTAACAAGTAACAGGACAACATCGTGGAATGCGACAGTTACCCATGGTTTTTATATAGATTTTGGAAGTCATAATAATGCTAGATATTTTTTTAATAGTGGCGGTGATTTGCGATTTACAGCCAGTATATCGGGGTATTCTACAAGCCAAGGTACCGATTGGTATACAACATTACGTAAAATAGGTACTATTGTTTTTAATTATAATTCCACCACTTCGTCGGGCGGTATACCAACAACCGGAGGAACTCCAACGTCTAGTTTTGGATTTTATAATCTAACTGGATCTTATCAACAAGCATATATTATTTCAGGTTCTGGATTATATTCTGCTAATGATTATAAAATTAGTATGTATTATGATAGTGCAGGAAAAATTTATGTTAAAGTTGAATTTGAAGATTTACATTCAAGCGTTTGGGCTGATCTGGTTGATGGCACACTAACTAGCACTGTAACTATGCGTAGAGCTACCGGATCGCACATTGTTGCAACTCCTCCAACTGGAACTAATACTACATTACTGTCGGCAGGTTCGCTATCTTATCCGGCATATGGTACGTATCTCTCTCAATATTGCAGTGGTTATGATCTTTACTACCGTTATGCTAACGGTAGCGGTGGATATTATGATACTTTATATCAAGCAAATAGTACAACTTGCGGATATACAGCCCCACCAACTTATTCTTTCTCATCGATTCCTACTAGTATCAACGAAGGGTCTTCTGGTAGATTCTATGTGTCGACTACAAATGTAGCCGATGGTGTTACATTATATTGGGTAGTAGCAACTAATGCAGGTGATTTTACTACAAATAGTGGTAACTTTACTATTACAAGCAGTGCAGGATATTTTGATGTAACACCGACTACTGATGCTACTACTGAAGGAGCAGAAACATTTACTGTAGCACTGCGTACATCAGCAGGAGGATCAAACATAGTAGCAAGTAGTAGTGTAACTATCAATGATACTAGTACTAATCCAAATCCCCCATATGGTACGTATCTAAGTAACTATTGCAGTGGGTATAATCTCTATTATCGTTATGCTAACGGAACCGGTGGGTACTATGATGTTCTACATGAATCAAACAGTGTATCTTGCGGTTATGTAACACCGGGATCTCAGACTTTTACATCTAACGGAACATTTACTGTACCAACATTTAATACTTTAATTGTTGTTGTACAAGGCGGCGGCGGCGCAGGAGAATTTGATACCTATGGTGTTATATATGATGGTCAGAATATTTCGTCTTTCACACGGGGTAACATGACAGACGCTAGTGGTATAGTTAATTTAGGATCCAGATACGGAGGTACTTCTAGCTTTGGCTCTTACATCTCTGCAACAGGTGGACAAAATGCATGGGTATATGATGCCGGATACACTACGATAGAGTATGCAGGCGGCGGCGGCGTTGGAGTTGGGGGTGATCAAAATTACACAGGTTCAACCGGAGGTGCTCCAGGATTTTGGACTGGTACATATAGTGAAGGGCAAGGTGGTGCTGCAGGAGGTTACGGTGTTTATGCAAGTGGCGGCGCAGCTCAAAACCCAACAGTTATCGCTTCGACTTTTGTTTCAGGAAACACAGGAAACTCCTACGGCGGCGGCGGATCTGCAAGAGCAAGTGAAAATAAATTTGATAACAATATTCTTATTGCAGCAGGCGGCGGCGGCGGCGGTTTAGCTAGAAAAACATGGACTAATAATACCGGATTAACAGCAGGATCAACAGTTGCAGTAACCGTTGGTTTGGGTAGTCCACAACCGTATTTTAGTGACGGAGCTACTACTGTATACGGCGGAGCCGGAGCTCCTGGTGTAGTCTTTATGAGTTGGAGTTAAAAAATGTTTTACCTTGTTTCGACTATAGATGACAAAATAGTTCAAACCGTTGATAATTCTTCAGAAATTTTTGAAGTTCATAATGATTTAATTTGGGTAGAAGGCGAACCTGCCCCTTACGGATTTAAAACAGTTTGTAGAAATAGAGAAATAGCTTGGGAGCAGTTAGCAGAAAGTACTAAATCATTTCCTATGATGCACAGCGTATCTGGAAGAGATTTAGTTTTCTGTTTTGGGTCTTGTGCACCAAATACGGAATTTAATAATCCTAATAATTCAACTGGGTCTTACAATCAATGTGTATTTCTGCTCGAAGGATCTGCAAGTGCTTCAAATTCAGACAACACACAACAACTAGCAGTCGATAATATAGGTTGTTTGCATGATGTTAGTTCCTTTAAAGGCTCATCTATAAATTATAATATATACAATAGTGGCGCTAAGTGGGTTGCAGTTAATCCTTTAAACAATATCGATGTTAGTGTCACTGTAATAAATGGCCCAACTAATCAAATTATAACAGATAACACAAATGGAATAACGGTCTTCAATGCCAAGGGAACAGTTATTGTTAATGGCGTATATCCAACATTAAACGATCCGGTATTTTATCATCCAGACACTGATTTAGATATACAAGTAGATATAGACAGTTACCTTATCGTTGTAAAATACTAAATCATATCTTGATATTTTTCTTTTTTGGTTGTATAATTACTCTTATACATCGGAGAATGAGTTATGGATGAAAAGTTAAAAGCTGCTCTCGATACAGCAAATTATATGGTTACATATAATAACCAAAGAGAAATGATAAAGCAAGAGATTAAAGAACTTTTACTATATCATGAAAACGGACATCGATTTACTATAAACAGAGAATTAATTAATTTTTTGAATACAGTAATCAATATGGGGCATGACGAGATGGTTATTTTAGATGATTTTGAAAATCCATATATGGTCGATAACACAAAGAAATTTTTAGAAAACATATTCGGTGTATATGTTGAAAGCTCAAACAGCTATTATTATAAATTTACTGAACTAAAGAAAAATCGTTCTATAGAAAAAATCGTCGGAGTATAAATGGATAACTCTAAAGGTGTACTTCTGTTCGCTCACAATAACAGCGAAATAGATTATGGAATGATGGCATATATCTGTGCCAAATACATCGAAAAGAATTTAAATGTGCCTGTTAGTTTAGCAACTGATACAGGAACAGTTGGATGGTTGGCTCAGCAAGATCCTAAATTCAAAGATCAGTTTGATCAAATAATATTAACAGACCATATACCGGGTCCAGTTTTTCAAGAAAAGAAATATTACGATGGGTCTTTAGAATATAAGAAGTTGACCTTCGGTAACGGATATCGTTTTAATTGTTATGAATTTAGTCCTTATGAAAAAACATTAGTGTTAGATACTGATGTTTTAATCACAAATGATAGATTAAAACACATATGGGATTCCAAAACAGATTTTATGATAAATTCAGATCATTTTGATCTAGCAAGAGATAGAGATGTATTTGAATTCCAGCGAGTACAAGATCACGGAATTGATTTCTATTGGGCGACTATGTTTTATTTTGAAAAAACAACATGGTGTAAAGTCTTTTTTGATCTATGCAATCATATAATAGAAAATTATGAATTTTATAGATTTGTATATCAGATACCAGGGCAGCTTATGCGTAACGATTATGTAGTCAGCATCGCTATACATATTATTAACGGGTTTGACAATAAAGTAAAACCAGAAAGCTTACCTTGTCAGATTTATTATACAGTAGATAGAGATGAACTTATAAAGGTTGATTCAGATAAAGAATTCTTATTTCTAATACAGAAAAAAGAATACGTGGGACAATATACACTGTCTAGGACATCAAACCAAATATTACACATAATGAACAAGTATAGTATTATTCGAAATGCTGATAGATTGTTAGAGGTTTTAAATGTTGGATAAAGGATACCTAATATTAGCTCAAAATAATCAAAACGATGATTATTTAAAGATGGCATATGTTTTGGCATTATCGATAAAGTTAACACAACCTAATATAAATTCTGTAGCGTTAGTAACAGACGTTGTTGAAAAAGTTCCAGAACATTATAGTCAAGTATTTGATCATATAATATCGATTCCGTGGTTTGACGATGCATTAGAATCAGAATGGAAAATTGAAAATCGTTGGAAAATGTATCATGTTACGCCTTATGAACAGACCGTTCTTTTAGATGCTGATATGTTATTCCTATCTGATATTGAGCATTGGTGGCATTATTTAGAAAACAATCATGATCTGTTTATAACTACAGATGTTATGACCTACAGGAATGAAATAATAACAGATCGTCATTATCGTAAAACATTTGATGCTAACAGTCTTCCAAACACTTATAGTGCATTTACATACTTTAGGAAGTCACCTAAGGCAGAAGAGTTTTGGGATTTAATAGAGACTATGGCCAAGAATTGGGAAGATTTTTATGATAGATTTTTACGAGAAGACCGACCTAAGCATCTTAGCATAGATGTACTATTCGGCTTAGCAGTTAAGATATTAGGAATACAAAATTCAATTTCTACTCCATTCGATTATCCTACTTTCACACACATGAAAGGACAGATACAGAATTGGAGATTATCATCAGATGATTGGATGGATTATGCAGGTGTGTATTTAAATAGAGAAGGTCAGATGAAAATAGGAAACTTCCAACAGCATGGCATATTCCATTATACTGAAAAGAAATTCTTAGATGATTACACTATGTATGTTTTTGAAAATCTCTATAAGGAAAAGCATAATGGATAATCAAGAGATAGATATTTTTGAAAAACTACGCTTACTAGAAATCGAAGCAAATTCTATTAAGAAGTATTATTTTTATTACGACCCAGCGACTATGTTTCTAGTGCATGTTCGTAATTATTTAGAACAGGACCAATATCCTTACGTTGAAATTACCGAAGACCGATTGCCTTTTAAAATCGGAGAGATTAATATTAGCGATCTTATGATTCTAGATCAAGGTGGTGAATATACAATAATTTCAAAACCTTCAGTTAAAGAACGATATATTGTTAAGACGATAGATAGTATCATATTTAAAGTATCTAAGATTACAGCTAAGTCTCTCGATGAAGTAGATGTTAAAAATTATGATCTTTTAATAGAACAAGACGATAACAGAAAAGAATTTCGTATAAGATTAACATCTAAGAACTTTAAAACAAAAGAAGATTTTAAGATGTTAGTGTATGTTACAGCTGAAAATGATCCTAATATATTATACAAATCGTTATATATAGATTTTAATAAATTATTAGATTATACGTGGTATACTGTTGCGTATGATGATTTTAAAGGATCTCATTGCAGCGTATTCTTTACAAAATATCTTGAGAATTATTTACATGTGGTGATAGAATGACAAAATTAAATTTATATGAAATTGATACTATTTTTATTAGCTATGATGAGCCAAATGCTGATAGAAATTATGCAGAATTAGTTAAGACTATTCCGTGGGCAAAACGTGTACATGGAGTAAAGGGCAGTGACAATGCACATAAAGCTGCTGCAAATCTCAGCGAGACTGAGAGATTTATTACTGTAGATGCTGACAATATAGTAGATCCTAAATTCTTTAATTATACAATCGAATTAACCGATACCAACAGCGATTGTGTATTTTCGTGGACAGGAAAAAATTCTGTAAATGGATTAGCATATGGTAATGGCGGATTAAAATGCTGGACTAAGAAGTTTGTGTTAGATATGAAAACACACGAAAATTCAGATAACGATGATCCTCGTAGTTTGATTGAATTTTGTTTTGATGAGAAGTATATACAGATTAACGACATATATTCAGTTAGTTATATAAATGGTAGTCCAATGCAGGCTTTTAGATCAGGATTTAGAGAAGGTGTTAAGATGAGTCTCAATGAGGGTTCTAGATGGCCTATTTATGATTTTAAACGTAAGATATATCAAAAGAATTATCACAGGCTCCTCATATGGATGAATGTAGGTACGGATGTAAAGAACGGTCTTTGGGCGATGTATGGTGCTCGTTCAGGCTGTTATATGACTATGTTAACAGATTGGGATCATGTCAATGTGCGTGATTTTGAATATATTAATAATCTATGGGAATCGTTTGATGACGATGTCTTAGTACAAAAGATAGAAGAGTTAGGTAGTAAATTACAACATGAGTTAGATATTCCAACTGGAATGTTAGCTCCGCAGCAGAGTGAATTTTTTAAAGAAGTTTATCAAAATCCATTGAGAATGGGTAGGGGATTATATGACAACTGATAAATCTAATACTATATGTGCAGTGCCTTGGATGCATCTCGCATTTGAACCAAATGGTAAAGTAATACCTTGCTGTCTTACATCGGTACATAATTATTTTGCAGGAGATTTAACAACAGAATCGATTGAAGAAATTTGGAATAGCGATAATATGAAAAATCTGCGTAAGCAGATGGTTGACGGTAAAGAGCCCGAGATATGTAACAAGTGTTTTGATCGAGAAAGAGTAACAGGCGAAAGTGGTAGGGTTTATCAAAATAGAGAATTTGCGAGTGTTTTAGAAAAGATTCCAGACATCACGTTAGAAGATGGAACCTGTACAACAATGGAATTACAGTATTGGGATTTTCGATTTAGTAATCTCTGTAATTTTAAATGCCGTACATGCGGTCCTCGATATAGTTCAGCATGGGTTCCAGATACTAAAAAATTAGGATGGAAAGTAGAATTAGAAAAAGTTACCAATATTGAATCGGTTAACGATAAAGATAATTTTGAATTTTTAAAAGATCAAATTGATGTAGTTAAGAAAATATATTTTGCCGGCGGCGAGCCATTGTTAATGCCTGAACATTGGGATATATTAGAAATGATAAACGAAAAAAAGAGATTTGATATCAGAGTAAATTATAATACTAATTGTTCGACATTAACTTATGGAAAGAAGAATGTTTTAGACTATTGGTGTAATTGGGAATTTCCAAAGTTAGAAGTTTGGCCCAGTATTGATGAAGTTGGAGAACGTGCAGAACTTGTACGTGCAGGAACTGTGTGGGCTAAGGTAGAAGAAAATATAAAAGAAATATCTAAATTTGACAATATTGTAATTCGTCCAGGTATTACTGTTGGTGCTCTTAATGTATTTAGATTGCCAGAAATTATCTATCATCTAATAGACATCGGTGGTATAAAACCTAAGATGAAATTTAAAAACTTTTTTCTTAATCTAGTTGAACATCCAGCACATTATCATGTACATATATTGCCGGAACATTATAGAAAAGAAATTATAAAGAAGTTAGAAAATTTTATAGTAGATTATAAAGAAAAATACGATACTGATATTGAGCCATTGTTTATTCATATACTACATGAACTCACTAAACCGTTTGATAGAAAAGCTGCAGAAAAGTTTTTACAGATAACGGGCCAGCTTGATAAAATACGCAATGAAGATACTTTTAAAACTATACCAGAGATGCTAATGGTAAAGGAAGCAGTAAATGGAAAATAAAAATCTAATATTCATCAATAATGATTTAGATTACACTAGATATAGTGTCGAAAGCGCACATTCTACAAATGTAAATCATTGGAAGAATTGGTACTGCAGTATTGGGATGCGTACTTTATATATTGACTTTGATGGAAATATATTTAAAGGAGTATGTCGCGAAGGTGGATGGATAGGAAATGTTAATAATGCATCGGGAATTGGATTTCCTAAAGAACAATTATCCGGAAAAACATGTTGGGTTAAATGTAGTAGAAATGTTTGTTTCTGCGGTGCCGATATGGCAGTTCCAAAAGTAAAAGATAAAGAGTTGATCGATTTACATTTTGAAGGTGATTCAAAATTTAAAAGTAAATTAGGAAATATTCAATCAACGATAGATCCTACAATAGTCACTTCGGATGCACATAATCAATTTAAGATGATAATATGGGATCTAGGTCGTCGCTGTAATTTTGACTGTTGGTATTGTTCTCCAAATAGTCACAATAATTTTGAAGCACATAAAAATTATAAAATGCTCGAAGGAGCATTTAATAATCTTAACCAGGGTTGGATATTTGATCAACGTACAAAGTTCGTGTTCACTGGCGGCGAACCTACAGTATACAAAGATTATCTTCAGTTTGTGAAGATGTTAAAATCTTACGATCATATAATACACACTACTACAAATGGTAGTAATACACCTGAATATTATAGTGAACTTTCAAATCATAGCGATGTGGTTTTTAGTATACATTTAAATTATGTAAAACAATTTGGCATTGATAAGTTTTTAAAAAACATCCAAGCATCGATTGACACAACCAATCGAGGTATAGAAGAAGATACTGTAGCAAAATATAATTGGGTAGTTGTTCGCATAATGTTTGATCCAGGAAATCTGTCTATTGCTAAACAAGCACACGATACAATAAAAGAAAGATTTCACGGAAATGCTAACTTTGTGTTAGCAGTTGATATGGTACATCAGACTGAAACTGATTATTCATTATATGAATATAGTAATGAAGAAAAAACATGGTTTGAATCTATAAATGGTTGATTTGAATTCTTTAAATTCTTTACGGAATGAAATAAAAGAAAGTAATACATTTTGTTTCTATCCTTTTTTAGAATTAAGTACAAATACATCTGGACATATTAAACCCTGTTGCAATTATGTCGGAACTATAAAAAAACCAAACGGCGACTACATCAGCATACT